ACTTACGCCATTGCTCTTGCTTCTTCCACTCTACTTCCTTCTCAGTAGTATTCTTGAATAGACCAGCAACCTTCTTAACATCAGATACTGCCTTAAAAGGATTTAAAAGATACTGGAGTGTCTTAAATCCAGCAAATATCTGAAGGAATCCAAATAATGCACCTAATGTCCCTTTAATTGGTCCTTCTTTAAACCCACCAAATACATTAATAATACCACTAGCTAGAGTATCAATACCCCAAGTAGCTATCTTCAAAGCAAACTTACCTAATGCCATCACTAGGTTGAATACCTTACCTGCTTTCTTAGCTTTCTCTGGATCACTCAACCAATTGAGTAATACCTGCATCATTACAAATTTGAATATAGAAGTTAAGAGTTTAGTAAAGTTACCAAGAAACCCACCACCTGCTTGTTTTAACTTATTTGGTGGTTTCTCTTCTGGTTCTGCTCCTGGTTCTGCTGGTGCTTCATCTTTCTTCTCCTGTTCCCTTCTATTCTTAAGACGGAACATGTTTCGGAAACCTTTAAACCATTTCTTAAATCCCTTCTCTTCATCCTTCTGCTCTTCTTTAGCTACCTCAGTTTCCTTCTCAGTGGTAGTTGACAACCACTCCTTCTCAAACTGAATCAGTTTATGAGTCTCTACATTATTATTGGCAATATTCTCTACTACTACACCAGTACGATTGATACCCTTCCGAATTTCATCGAAACTTCCAGCGAAAGGACCATCATCCTTGATGGGTTTTATCTTAATGTAGCTCTTAATTGCCATTAGAGTGACGACTTATTCTCTTCTGCTTTTTGCCTTCTCTCTTCCTCTTGAATATGAGCAATAAGAAGGTTCACATATACATCACGTTCCCAAGGTATCATATTTTCCAACTCTGTTAAAGAGTATTTGTGGTGCTGCATTAATGCGAAGTTAGTCTTATAGTAATTCTCAAGACTGTCATGCATTAACGCTACTCGAAAAAACTTGCTAGTCCCTCCAGTACCAAATCACTCTTCTTCTTAGTGTTAGGATTATATACTTCTAAAGTATAAGACAACTTAGGCATGGTCTCAAAGAATGTCTGAACCTTTTGGAATTGATCCGCATTCAAATTCTCAAGGAATTCTAATGCCTCTTTATGAGAGAAAGAATCATAGACCTCTTCTGCATCATATACTTGACCAATACAACTAGCAGCAAGTGCAAATATATCCTGTATATCAGGATTATCAGTAAGGTTTTGCTGAATGAATACATCCAATGAAGGATATTTCATCACAATACCAACATTACCATCTAAATCGATCTTAGCATTATGTCCATCAGGAACAATAACACCAACTTCTCCAAGAGGTATCTCAACGTTGACTTGCGTCTTCTCATCATCTGGACATGTGACTTTAAACTCACTTGTCTCACCAACCGCAACAGATCTGATCTTAAGGAAGATATATTCAATCTCGAAAGTAGCGAGATCTTCAACCTTAGACTTTAAATTGGTACAGTTTTTGATTATAGTCTTCACTGCTTTGACCATCTGCTTGTTGTCTTGCGACTCCATAGCAAGGTAGAGTAGTTTTTCTTCCTTAACTAGAAATGGTCTATATGATATTTTTGTGCCTGTAACAGGCAGGGTCGCTTCATACTCAGGTATGGCTAACTTAGGTAATGGCATAACGATTGCATTATTATATTTCTATTTAGACACCAAACTGGGCTGCTTCTTGTTGATTTTGACTTAATCCTACAGTTTCTACACCTTCAGATGCTGAAGTTATAAACTTATCTGGAGTATTATAATTCAATTCCTCAGCACCAACAGTATCAAATCTATATCTCTCGTAATTGAATTTAGTACTAAACTTAACTAAGCTAGCAGGACCATTATTAAATGATAATCCTCCCATATCAGCAGGCCATGCTCCGAAGAATTGCCATACTCCTGTTACCATATTAAGTCTCTGAGTATACTGTGTACCACTCTCAGTTATAGCACTCCAGTTAACAGGGGATGCAAGCTCCCACTTCTGCACAACGATATTAGTTGTATATTCATCGTATATTGTTGCTCTATTCTCTTGGTCAGCGACAGTATAATTCATCCACTGCTCAAGAAACTTACGATGGAATAACTTCTTATCTACCATGAAGCTGACATCCATCTGACCATTTTGCTGCTCTCTTGCAACATTATATGCTGCACCTTGCCAACCAGCTTTAACTTGCTCACCTTGAATTCTTCTAGCAGGTACTGAAACTGACTCTGCAAAAAAGTTAATTGCTATTGCTGCATCTCTCTGATCTCTCTTAATTCCTGCTTCATTAGCAAGTATACATGGAGGTAGATATATCTTCACACCAAAAAGATTGGACCTAGCAGGTTCCCTTTGACCTGATACTACCAGGTCTCTGAATATTGAAAAACTATTCTGACTCATTTAAGTCTACCCCAAATTATGCTGCTTGGTACTTCCATCACTCTACCTAAACCTGGTGGTCTAATAACAAATTGCTCAACTGGAAGCGGTGTCATATCTTTCAATTCCTCGGAAGGGACATTATATGCTCTAGTCACACTAGACATAAAGTATTTATGGTGGCAACGCTTAGGATATGCAATACTACCCGCAGACCATGTAGATGCCATACTTTTACGAGAGTTTGGACGTAAATAGTGCATATTACCGCCAGAGAATTGCATCTTCTGATAATCTACATCTGTGATTAGTACCATAGGAAAGGTATCCCACCACTTTAAGTCTGGTGTCTGAGCTGAATAATTGAAAAATATAATATCACCTACAGTAAAACCGCCAACATAATCCTCCAACCCATACTGGAGTTGCTCTCTATACCATTGTTTACTTTGTTTTACTCCTCCTGCGAGGTCTTTTACGTCTGTGAAAATGCTCATACATTTAAGTGTTTTTCGGTCAGTATGATAAATTGCATGCCCCTATGAGCACAAAACTGTCTTGCAGCTCTCCATTTAGCACTATTTACATTCCAAGTCTTCACTTCTGTTATAAAAGTCCGAGCTTTCTGCGATTTGCGTTTAGGGGGTTTAGTCTGTGAAGCTGGTTTAATTTCGATGATCGATTTGGCGATTCTTCCATCCTTGGTCCTCGCTCTGACATAAAAATCAGGATAATAACGGTGAGTCCTATTATCCAAGGGACTCCTATAAGGAATAATAATCTCTTCACTTCCCCACTCCAAAACGTTTACATTCTTATCACACCAATGCATGAACTTCTTTTCCCACAAACTCCTATAAATAACATTAGTGTGATCACCTTTGTACTTATGCTTGTTTGATGGTCTAAAGTATCCTTTATAACTCATGGCTAATTTAGTATTCCCAAAGGCTAAACCGATAGGCGTTAACTCTGCATCTAGTAGGGAAGCTATCAGAGATAGTGCAGCTTTCCCTACAAAAGTAATTGACTATCTAAAATTTGATATATTCGACCAGAAGTCAAACACCTTAGTACCACCAAGTAAAGGTGGAGGCTCAATATATCTATATCTCCCAACATCTTTACAAGAAACACAAAGTCAAAACTGGGATACTGTAAATCTAGGACCAGCAGGTAAAGCTGCCTTAGACGCTGCTCAAGCAGCAGGTTTAGGTAGTGATGGTCCAGTAGATATGGGTACTGATGAAGTTGCAGATAAAATAGCAAAAGCAGCAAAAGCTGCTGCACCTCAAGTAGCATATACTGCTGCATCTGGTGTAATTGCTACTGCACTGTCAGCAACAGGTCAACAAAATAATATTGATACAGCAGCATTAACCTCTCTAGTTGGTAAAAAGATCTTTAACCCATATGCAGAAGCAGTATATAAAGGTCAAGCAGGTTTCAGAACACATAAGTGGGATTGGCAATTAATACCAAAGACTGCTGACGATGCTAAAGAAATATATCAAATTGTAAGCAAATTTAGGAAATTCTCATTACCAGGTAAAGGTGATAAAAACTGGTTAACAATACCAGAATACTTCCGAGCACAAATTGTCAGATATGTTGACAAAGGTGGTGGTAATGAAACTATTGATAATCCTGAGACTGGTGGAAAAGGTGGAATATTAAACGCAATAATGCAATTCCCCACCAAACTCATACTAAAGAATATGACTGTTAGTATGCCAAACTACACGTCACTCAGATCAACTATGAAAAAGGCTGAGTATATAGATTTTGGTGCTTTACAGTATAACCTATCTCTTGAATTCAGCGAGACATCCTTCCTTACCAAGGAATCATATGGATCTCCAGCAAATGAAAGTGCAGGTCAAGATACTACAGATAATGATAATGACACTACTGATCCAGAAATGCAGAATTGGTTAGACGCAATGAGGGATATGATAGGTGATTTCGGACCATTTACTTCAGCAAACATAGGATAATGTCATACTTCAATTATCTACCAAATGTGCAAGTAAGGACATCAAGTTATAGAACAAATAACGTTGATCCTTACAAATTAGCTAAAAACATCTTCAGAAGGATCAAAATCCGTGAAAACCTAGATGACATTATTTTAGGTTTTAATCAATATACGATTAAAAACAACCAAAGACCAGATCAAGTTGCTTTGGAAATATATGGTACCATGGAATATGACTGGGTTGTTTTACTTACTAACAATATAATCAATCTATACGATGAATGGCCCATGTCCGAAGATGAGCTAGAAAGGTATATTGACAGTGAATATGAAGAAGATGCAGATTCAGTGCATCATTGGGTTACTCAAAAAGTCACAGATACTAGAGGTAGGACTTTACTCAAAGAAGGTCGTATTGTTTCCGAAGATTTCAGTTATACCAGACCTGACGGAACTGCAATTCCCAAAGAAGATATAGTTAGACCAATATCTGTTTATGATTACGAATCTGAGAAAAATGACTTCAAACGCAATATTTACCTTTTACGCAAAGAGTACGTAAGTGGGTTTATTGAAGAATTTAGCAATTTGGTCGATTATCTTCCAAATGACGAAGTTGACTTTGACACTCAAACTAAGAGAACTAATGGTTCTGTCCAAGAGCAGTTTATTAGCGTTAAAGAGACTTATAGCACAAATATCGGTCAATCAAGTTCTATCGATTTTGCGTCTGAAGCGGATTACTCATCTAGAACGTTTGACACCTCTGCTGCTACTATTGGCGAAGGGGATGTTTTGGCAGATGGCAGCACAGTAGTGACTACTGGTGTAGCAGGAGTTTCTTCCAATGTTGGTACCACAACTAATCAATACGGATCTTCCACAAGTTCATCTAGCGGAACTTAAAAAACCTACAGGGCAAAAAAATACCCCCGATTTTTTCGGGGGTTTCGCTTGTTCAAAAATCGAAATAATATACGGACTTAGAGAGGACGATGTTTACGACACGGACGATATTTTAGATGGTCACGTGTCTCATAATAACCTGGACTCCATACGTTACTATTGCGGAAATAATGACCTGGTCTCCATGTTTTTGTTGTAATAACATACTCACACATCCTTCGTCTTGGTCTTCTATGATGGTGGTCATAGTGCCAGTCTTCCCAATGACCCGATCCATGATCGTGACCATAATGATAGGACTCTACAAACGGCTCCCAGAATTCCTTCCAAGTTAATGCTTCTGCTTTGACTGGTGTTGTGATACCAATTAGTAGAAGTGGGAGCAGTAGTAGTTTCTTCATTAGTCTTCGTTAGCTAGAGCAGCGAAGTAAGATAAATCTGGAGATTCACCTGACTCCTCTATTTCTTCTATCTTAGCACCAAACCCTGACTTAGTGGGGGTAGGTGGGTCCGCTTTGACAACTGGACTAGTAAGAGGCACTAAATCCTCTTCTTCCTCGTTTGATTGCACTACAGGTCTTGTTGACTTGTTAAGCACAACATTCAAACGTGAGGATAACTCCTCATATGACTTAAAGTTCTTAAGGTCAGTAAACTCTTTAAGAGAATGTTGTGACTTCCAGACTGCTTCAAGTGCGTCATCTTCCAATCCACCTAACACAGAGGGTGAGTCAAACTCACTCTTATCATAGTTCCAGTATCCACCAATGGTCTGGATCTTGATCTTAAAGTTAGCACCCTTCCAAAGATCGAAAGGATTGATGGGAGTTTCATCCTCGAATTGTGGTTGCATCGCTGATGCAATCTTGTCATGAATTTTCTTACCATACTTATATAAGAATACTTTACCTTCATTTTCTGGATGAAGTTGATCCTTTACAACATAGATGTTGCTGTAGTAAGAGAGCTTACGCTTCTGCTTACGTGCAGTATCTTTGTCTGCATCTAGTCCACTATTCCATAGTGTCCTATTTAATTCACCTACAGGATCCTTTTGGTTAAGTGTGGTGAGAGAATTCTCAATGTACCAACCACCTGGTCCTTGAAATGCATGACTCCATACCTGTGCCCAAGGGAGATCTTCTCCATCTGGCTCTGGTAGGAAACGAATAACGGCATAACCGTTACCACTTTTATCTACCTCTGGTTTCCAGAGTCTTTCATCTGGACCACGCCCCTGAGGCTTGGACATGTTTTCAATCTGTTGTGTAAGCTTAGCAAACTTACCAGACTTGCTCTTTAATGATGCGAATGACATTAGTATTTGTCTCCGAAGTTGTATTGTGATATTGCTACTGGATTATAGTAGCATACTATTTAGGCTGTGTCAACACCCGATTCTTTAAGTTCCCTTCTCCATGTCCTCAACTTATCTTCCATCTGATCTAGTACCATAGTGAGATTCATACCACCACTATACTCGGTAGACATCAACTCTATTCTACTCTTAATTTCTTTTGCTGAGTCATCATCTTGTAACTCATTAGCTGCTAGTTGTAACCGTGCATAAAATACTTTTTGCTTCGCTACTAACTCTAAAGTCTTCTCGATGTGATCCAACCTCTCCTTTGGAGAAAATTCCTTTAAACCAGCAGACATCTTCAAGAGTTCTGTATAACACTCCTGAATTGCTTCTAGTTCCTCTTTTACTACTTCTGATCTAAAGAAGTCAAAGTCTTCAGTCATAGGTTTAAAATTGCTTTACTTGTACGTTTAATGTAGTTAAGTTGTTGTGCATCCCATTTGATCTTATCCTTTAATGGTTTAGAGATCAGTTTACCTACTGTCTCCACTTCAATCTCAAACTCTTCGCACACCGAGGCTACACCCTCGATATAATTTATAAGACCTTGACTATCCTTAACTCTTTCTTCAACTAAGGATGTAAACTTGCCTTGTGTCATAAACTTTTCTTCAATGTCTTTCATTGTACAACTTGAATGTTAAGGTGAGAAACACCACTGGAATTAATAAGTCCTGTTGGGAACCAATTAGCTGCTATTGTTATTCTATCACAGTCTGACTCATTTGGGGTAGCCCTGTGTCTGATAGTAGGTGGGAAAACAATAAACCTACCAGGTACAGTAGGTTCTTCATGGGTTAGATTAAATTTATCTTCCCAGTCCTTAGAATTGAAAGGCCATATGTTGGTCTTGTCATAGTAAGGGTTGGGATGGATCCATTTTGTAACACCTGTATCCCCTGAGGCATAGTAGTTACTACTAAGGAAACAATTAGAATGGGTGTGGTCATAAAACCAATCACCTTTTTTATTTAGATTAGCCCATGCAGCATTGCATACCAATTTATTCGGTATACCCATACGATCTTCAACTTCGGCCATGCAGTCTTGCATCCAGTCGAAAAGATAACGTAGGGGCTCGTGATTGTAAAGGTCACTTCCACCTTCACCTTCAAGCTTGACACCCTCCCAAATTTGATTGGTGTCATTCTCTCTCCAAGGGAGTGCTTGGAGTATCTTAAAGATCTCCTCCACCTTATCCCTCCTAGAGTATCCCATGTCAAACCTATAGAAAGGTATACCTAATACCTCACGGAACATCCACTTGTCTTGTGGTCCACCTTTATACTCTGGAGATACCCAACCTGTCATGCTACCGCCTTTTCATTATGATACTGTCTGATCCACTCTATAAGTGTATCGATATAAGTATCCTTGTCATACTTCTGAGCAACTTGCATACTGCCATCCTCTGCCACAGATAGTGTGACTAACTTTTCTACCTCAACATCAGTCAATTCATAATACATGTAAGCATATGCTGCCTCTTGTACAAAGAATTTCTCTAGGTGCTCCTCCTTCTTAAGGTTCTTGGTAGTCTTGAAGTCGATTATAGCAAGCTCATTATCAAACTCAGCAATGCAATCGACCCTGCCAGCAACACCCAGAGTGCGGCTATAAAGAGGGGCCTCAATAGCGTGAATGTTACTAATACGATTAAGAGTCTCACGAGCAGACCTAAAAAGGTACGTGGGAAGACCCTTGCT